CTCTCAAAATTGGAAACTTCTCTTATGTTTCAAGTAGCGAAGCCATGCGGGACCGTTACACTTTCGACGTAAAACAGTACATAGATTGCATACAAGAAACACTTAGCGCGGATAACATTTTGCCTAGGGGTACCGGTGTTATGTTTGATATTGAAAGTTACCTAGCCAACGAATACGACACAAACGTAGAAGTACAAGAAACGCCCGAGGAATTGAGGGAAAGCAATGCTTAGATTAGCCCCGCAGGAATTAACGTTAGACGCCGCGCAAGGTGACGCGCTGCCACGTCGTACCCTTGCCGGCGTCGCTATCCAATACGGGGTAGACGCCGTAGTATCAGACGGACAAAAGGTACGTTTTGAAAAAGGCTCTTTGCCATTAGAGGGTAAAAAGCCCAAAATGTATTTGTACCACAATTCCGAAATGCCTATAGGCGTCGTCACAAACCGTACCGAGGTTGACGATTTCGTAATGTTTGAAGCCAAAATTAGCGAAACAGCCCTAGGTAATGAGAGCTTGCAGCTAGCCCTAGACGGCGTTTTAGATAGCCTTTCCGTTGGTGCTATCCCGGTTGAATTCAGTTTTGACGAAGCCGGCACCATGATTGTTACTAAGGCCGAATGGCAGGAATTGTCTTTATTGCCTTATGGCGCGTTTGAGGCTGCCAAGGTAGAACGGGTGGCCGCAAGTATCCACCAAAACGAAAACGAAGTAGAGTTAAATAGTGAACAGGACACAGAAAAGGAAGTAACCGAAATGTCAAACCCAGTAGAAACACCTGCAGTTGTTGAGGCTTCAACAGTACAAGCAATTTATGCACAACCACGTAAATTGCGTTTGCCTAGCACGTCGGAATACATTGCTAGTTATGTGCGCGGCGGTGCAGATTTTGCACAGCTAAACGCAAACATTAACGCGGCACGTATTGAAGCAGCGCCGGGCGTTGCGCCATATATCAACACCGAAAGTACTCCGGGTATCTTGCCGGAAATTATTACCGGTAGCGTTTATGACGGGCTTAACCCTATTCGTCCGTTTGTGTCGGCTATCGGTACACGCGCAATGCCAACAGCAGGCGCAACTTTCCGCCGTCCAAAGATTACGACCCGCCCGGTAGTAACACAGCAGGCCGCACAGTTTGACCCGCTTAACGCTTCAACCGTTGTGGTTAGCAACTCCGATATTTCAAAATTAAGTTTTGGTACATACGTCACCGTCTCCGAACAAGACCTTGACTGGAGTGACCCTTCATCTATTGACATTATTCTTAACCAGTTGGCTATCGCATACGGACAAGCAACCGACAACTACGCCGTAGACACTTGCCATGCAGCAATTACACAAACCGCAACCGTAACCGACACCGCAGTAGGTGCCGATTGGGTAGCAGCAATTTACGACGGTGCCCGCCAAATTTCGGAAACGTCTAACTACTTGCCTACACATATGTTTGTAACGCCTGCAAGTTGGGCAGCTCTCGCGGCGTCAACCGACGACCAAAACCGCCCGGTATTCCCATACACAGGCGCACCTAACCTTATGGGTCAAAACGCTGCCGGCAATTCGTCAGCTACATCATGGAACGGCAACCCTCTTGGGTTGGTGTTGGTCGTTGACAAAAACGCGCCCGGCTCTTTCATGGGTCACGCTGCAGGCCCTGCCGCAGGCTTTGAATTCTACGAACAGCAAAAGGGCGCTATCAGCGTTGAGGTACCTGCAACTATGGGCCGTACGATTGCTTTCCGTGGTTACGCTGCCGGCTTTATGGCAGACGCAACCAAGTTTGTTAAATTCGTCTGATAACCGAAAGGTAGGCCTTTATGGCCGTCTATTCGGTCACACAAAAGTATTTAACCGATAACTACGCGGTTGTAGTACTACTAACTAACGCAGACCCTTTAGAGGTTGGTCAGTCCGTAACTATTGCGGGTGTTGACGCGACCTTTAACGGTACCTATACGGTGCGTGAGTTGCCACAGTATTACTACACCGGCGTAGACGAACAAGGTTTTTTGCATTACGACATTGAAGCCCCAATACAAAACCAAGTGCTATTTGCTAAAACGGCTGCAAACGTAAACATTGTTGCAGCTACAGGCACGTTGACTACTACCCCACAATGTACGTGGGTAACAACCGACGCACAGGTAGAGGATTGGCTAGGAATAGGAACCGCTACAAGCGCCGACCAAACATTTATAACCCAATGCAGGCAGGCCGCCAACGAATTTGCGTACAGGCGCAGAGCCGAAGCCGGCTACCGCAACGAAAGCCTAAGCACCGTACCCAACCCGTCGGTACTACTTGGCACTATTGCTTATGCCGGTTTCTTGTATAGGCAGCGTGGGTCAGTAACAGACTTTGCCAGTTTTGACGGACTTGCCGCCGGTGGCAGCATGGGCCTTAGCCCAATGATTAAGCAATTACTAGGCGTAGATAGGCCGGCGGTTGCGTAGTGCCTGTTGCATACACCGACCTATTTAATGAGGCCTTAGACGACCTTACAGCCACGTTACAGAGCATTACAGGGCTACAGGTAGTAAACGACCCGCGTAACCTTGTGCCGCCTTGTGCTTTCATTGACGCGCCTAGTTTCGTGGCATGGAACTACAACATAGTTAAAATTACTTTCCCGGTACGCCTAATTACCCTTGGCCCGGGCAACTTGGACGCCCAACGTAGCCTTATGAACATGGCGGCAAAAGTGTTGGCTAAAAACGTAGCTGTAACGGACGGACGCCCAACTATTGCCATAATCGGCGGTAGCGAAATGGCCGCCTATGATTTAACTATAGAAATGCAAGCCCAAACAAGTTAGGTGCCTATGTACATTATTAAAAGCCCACGCGTCGGTGTTGTTGGTACAGAGTTTGTACCCAAGCCCGGTGTGCAGATAGCCGGCCTTATTTGGGGCGGTTTCATTGTAGAAGTTACAGACGAAGCAACCGACGAAGTATCCACACAAGAACCTAAAAAAAGTGCTAAAAATAAGAAAGCAACGAAAGAGGATTAAACACCATGGCTACAAGTACTTACCTTTCTAACCCAGTAGTAACCGTTAACGCGGTAGACCTTTCCGACCAATGCACGGCGGCAACTTTTACGCAGCGTTACGACCAACTTGAAAACACCACGTTTGGTAAAACAGCGCGCACCTACCAGTCAGGTTTGGGCAACCATGAAGTAACCCTTACCCTGTACCAGTCGTACGCAGTTTCGGAAACTTTTGCTACGTTGGAAAACGTCGTAGGCGGTTTGGTAACTGTAATTGTTAAGCCTGCAGTTGGTGCAGATGGCGCAACTAACCCGGGCTTTACCCTTACCGGTGCATTGCTTTCAGAATTTCCAGTAATCAACGCAACCATGGGCGAATTGTCAACCATTGACGTTACCTTTACCGGTGGCGTTTACACCGCAGACGTAACACCATAACTAGCGCCGAATAATCGGCCCGACACGAAAGTAGGCACTAATGCAATTAACCCTTGAAGTAACCAACCATGAGGGCACATACCAAGTAACTAGCAATCTATTTACCATTGTGTTATGGGAACGTCGTTTCAAACGTAAAGCCGCCGACATGGCAAACGGCATTGGTGTAGAGGATTTGCTATACCTTGCATGGGAAGCTAGCAAACAATCCAAAATCGTTGTACCCGCCGAATTTGACAAATACTGCCAACAGGTAACAAACATTGAAGTAACCGCGCAAGAGGCCCCAAACCCTACCCAAGCGGCACCTACCGACGGCAACTAGCCGAACTGTTAATAGCAACAGGGTGGGCGCCGCATTGGTATAGCGCTACGTTTGACACACAAGATTTAGCAACGGTGGCTAAAGTTTTGGGAGAACGAAACAAAAGGTAACACCATGGCGCAACCAATTCTAGAGGTTAAGGGAATAGACCGAACCTTAGCGCTATTAAACAAAATAGACCCAACGTATAGGCGCGACGTAACTAAACGAATTAAGCGCGCCGGTGACGTCATGGTAACTGAAGCCCGCAGCATGATAACAACCATTAGCGGTGTTAAAGGTGCCCCGCTATCAGGAATGAACCGTGGCACGCTTATTAAAGGCCGTGAGATTAGATGGAATACCGCAACCGTAAACAAAGGCTTTAACGTAAAAGTTGGTTCACGCGCCACAAAAGAACGGTACGTAAACTTTACGCGTTACACCGACGGCGTGGCAACACATACCGACCAAATACCCTTTGGCGCTAAACCATATCGCCTTATGACTGTTCAACAGCGCGACGCGGCAGGCGCAATTTATGACCATGCCGGACGCCATACAACCGGTAATTTTGTGGCGAACTTAAACGTAGACGGCGGCGGTGAACAACCGCGCGTAATTGACAAGGCAGTAGAGAAAAACAAGCCTGCCGTACAAAAGGAAGTACAATCCGTTATAGACGACGTAGAAAAAAAGACTAACCAACAGCTTAAACAGAGGTTTAAATAATGGCAATTAACATACCTATTATTACCTCGTTTGTTAATACCGGGGTACAAGCTGCCGACAAACAACTTAAAGCGTTTGGCACAAGCGCTAAAACAGTTGCGGGCGCGGTTGGCGGTTTTAGTCTTGCATTGGGCACCGTTAAAAGTGTTATTGGGCCTGCCATTGCGGCGGCTTCAAACATGGAGGAAAGCCTAAGCAAAGTAAACGTAGTGTTTGGCCGTGGTGCGCGTGAAGTTGAAAAGTTTGCAAACAGCGCAGCTAAAAACCTTGGCCAGTCTAAACAATCCGTTTTAGAAGCTGCCGGGGTTTTCGGTACGTTTGGTAAAGCAGCCGGTTTAGCCGGTACTGACCTTGCCGTATTTAGCAACGATTTTACAACCCTTGCTACTGACCTAGCGTCGTTCAACAACACTACGCCCGAGGAAGCCGTACAAGCCATTGGCGCCGCGTTACGTGGAGAAGCCGAACCTTTGCGCCGTTTTGGTGTTTTGCTTAACGACGCAACCCTAAAACAAGAGGCAATGACCCTTGGCATTTATGACGGCAAAGGCGCGCTAACAGCACAACAAAAGATTTTGGCCGCACAATCCGCAATTTATAAACAAACAACCGACGCGCAAGGCGACTTTTTACGAACCAGCGACGGACTAGCAAATAGCCAACGTACGTTAAGCGCCGAGTTTGCAAACATACAAGCACAACTAGGGCAAAAGTTGTTGCCGTTAATGGAAGACTTTACGCAATCGTTGTTGTCCATTAGCGATTGGGTGCGCCGTAACCCTAAAGCCTTTAGCATGATTGGCAACGGTTTAGGCGAAA